TCCTTACTTGGGTAAGGCATTTGCGCTATCTGACCTTCTCATCCGCCTCTTTAAAAACAATGACGAAGAAGAGTGCGAGATCATTTTAGAACGAAGTATTTCTAAGTTCCGCGAGAAGTTTCCGGAGCAAAGCAAATGACCGACGAAGAATTAAGATACATGAAATATCGAATCAGGATATTGCCTGCGCAGCTGGAGCTTGCCCGACGAAAGGTTCAAGGTCTTGAGCGCGAGGCTCGGCGCCTCAATATGCGTCACCTGTTGGAAGAAAAACAACTTCGGTCGTGTCGTTAGGCACTTTGGGACTCCGCTGGCAGGCCGGGGCGAAGGAAGTCTGCCACATAAGGAAACATATGGTTCAGCTTAGAGACTACCAAGAATCAGCCGTTCAGGCTGTGCGCGACAGCTTTCGCGCTGGGCACAAGAAAACCCTGCTCGTTTCCCCTACGGGATCGGGTAAGACGGTGATCTTTAGCTACATCGCGGCGGGCATGGCGCGTAACAATAAACGCATCTTAATCGTAGCGCACAGGCGTGAGCTGCTAAAGCAGATCAGTGCTGCGTTGAAGAAGGTGGGCGTGCCTCACGCGATCCTAGCTGGCGGCACTCCGGGCATTCCTGTTGCCAATGTGGTGGTGGCATCCGTGTTCACGCTGGTGCGGCGCATGAAGATGATGAAGCCGTTTGACCTGATCATCGGCGATGAGGCGCATCACTTCACCCCTGACAGCAGCTGGGGTAAAGTTGTCGCTGGCTTTCCGACCGCCCGTGTACTGGGTGTTACGGCTACGCCTGCGCGGCTCGACGGCAAGGGCATGGGCCAGATGTTTGATGATATGGTAATGGGCCCTACGGTCGCAGAGCTGACTGCTCAGGGCTTCCTATCGCAAGCTGTGGTCTATGCACCAAGCGCGCCTGATCTGGGCTCTGTGGGCACGCGCATGGGCGATTACGTATCAAAGCAGCTGGAAGACGCGATGGACAAGCCAATCATTACGGGCAGTGCGGTCAAGCACTATGGTAAGTATGCACCGGGTAAGAAGGCAATCGCGTTCTGTGTAAGTGTCAAGCACGCCAAAGATGTAGCCGAGGACTTCCGTAATGCAGGACACGCAGCCAGCCACATTGACGGAGGCATGGATGAAACTGAGCGTGATGGCGTTCTGAAAGCATTTGAAGAGGATAGAATTCAGATCCTGACCAGCTGCGATCTGGTAAGCGAGGGCTTCGATCTCCCGTCTGTTGAGGTCGCGATCCTATTACGCCCGACTAAATCCCTTGGATTGTACTTGCAGCAGTGTGGTCGAGCGATCAGGCCTCACCCTGACAAAGAACGAACGATCATCCTTGATCATGCAGGCAACACCGCTAGGCACGGTTTCATTGACGATGATAGAGACTGGAGCCTTGCTGACGGGTTCGTTGCAAGTCGTGGCAAGAACGATGAGAATGTTGTTTCAGTCCGGACGTGCCCCGCCTGCTTCGCGGTTCATAAACCAACCCCTACGTGCCCAATGTGCGGCCACGTTTATCCTTACATGGGCAGGGATGTGAAGCATGTAGATGGCGATCTGGTTGAGACGCGCCGAGATGGTGAGGCGGAAGCCGAAACAGCTGAAGATGCGATGAAAAAGAAGTTTAAGGTTCTTACTAGTGTTGCCCGTAAGCGTGGTTATAATAACCCGACGCAGTGGGCGTTCAATGTTATTTGCGGGCAAGAGGTGTCGCGCCTTACCAAGAAGTTAGGCGGACATGATGCTCAGACAACCAATGGTTTGACGGCAAGAGAAAGGGCTTTGGTATGGAAGATGGCGACGGCGACGGCGAAGAATTCCATGCGGTAGTTGTGCCGCTATCGCTGATCTATGCGCTGACATTCGAGATGCTGCATGTGATCGATCAGTGGCATGAGGATCGGAAGATAGATGTGATTAACCACCGGCAATGCTTCGCCGCCATGATGGCCGCGACTGAAGCGGCGCTGGAGCAGTTAAATAATGATGGGCAGAGGGAGACTTTACAATGAGCGTTGGCTATTTTTCAGATGAGTTTTGTGATGACCTAAAGAAGTTTGCGAAACAGAACGCTAAGGGCGCAGCTTATTTCAATAAGATTAGGAAAAGATTGCAAGCGAACGCCATTCATTTTCAGCTTCCTCATGGCGGCTACATCCTGCCCAAAGCAAGCGATGAGGTTGTCATCGATACCGACATCCTTCGGCCTCCATTCCCCACGACGGTCATAGAATACAGCGAAGGGGGTAGCGCTCTTTCTATTGGACAAACGCCATCAACTAAGCGGTTGGTTATGGCTGTAGATGATGGAGATGGAGTGAGTCTCTTCCCTTCATATTATGCAGATGATCATGACATGTGGCAGCCACCTAATCTCTACTGGCGCTTTATATACGGTCGAACCTTCGCCCTGAGCAGAACAAAGCCAAGGGATTTTTACGATGACGACGCCATTCAATATAGAGAGGGCTGGAGCAATCTACTCTCATCTGTAAAAGTACCGATTACCCTAGAGCAATATGCCTCGATGGAACTTATTAACATCAATCAAGAGCTATGCGTTTATATGGACTTCTGCTTGGCCCTATCCCAGTATGAGACTGAGATTGTCGAACAAAAGCCTGATGCTCAAGCGCAGAAACTAAGAAGGCTCCGCAGCAAGAGCCCGCTGTTTACCTATAAGATCATCACGATCACCGGGAAGCGTAAGGTTTTCACGGAATCCAAGGGTGGAACGCACGCATCTCCTGTAACGCATCTGCGGCGCGGACACTGGAGGAATTACAAATCAGGTAAGCGGAGTTGGGTCGAGGCTTCTTTGGTCAACGGCAAGGACGGCTTGGTGGTCAAGGACTACAAGGTAGAAGCGCGGCATGGCCAGTGAGGCCGCAATCCAGCAGGAGATCCGTCTCGCTCTAGGCCAGAGGCAGGACATCATGATGTTCCGCATCAACGTGGGTAAGTTCCGACCGCTGGATGGTGGAGCCCGTGTAATTCAGTCCGCACCTGAAGGGACGCCCGATCTGCTTGGCGTCATAACACCGGGCAGAGCGTTCGCTATCGAGGTCAAAACCGAGAAGGGGAAGCAGCGCCTTGCTCAAGCAGCATGGCAGAGTGCGTGGGAAAAGCGTGGCGGAATATACATATTGGCCCGATCTGTTGAAGATGTTTACAAAGGGCTTGACATAACTCCGTAGACATCTGTATGCCATATGTAGGCCGACTAGATACGGCCATAACCGGAGAAAATAAATGGCTATAATTCAAGTACGTGACCAGAAGCACTGGCACGAGTTGCGTTCCCAACACATTGGTGGGAGCGATGTTGCTGCGTTGTTTGGGCTATCGCCCTATTCAAGTCGCTGGCAATTGTGGATGGAGAAGTCTGGCAAGCTACCGCCGGAAGACATCTCAGGCAATAAGGCTGTGCAAGCTGGAACATTCCTTGAGAGCGGTATTGCAAACTGGGCTGCTCACCGCTGGTCTATGGATCTGACAAAGGTTAATGACTATTACACAGTCGATGACTGTCCCGGCATGGGAGCTTCGTTTGATTACATCGCGCACACTGGAGCGCCCGTCGAGATCAAGTGGTCTGCGCGTGGCTATGGCTGGCGCTATAATGGTGAAGAGATCGATGAGGCGCCTGAGAATTATCTGCTTCAGGTGCAGCACCAGCTGGCTTGTACGACTTCGGATCACGCATGGCTTGTGGCCCTGATCGATGACGAGCCGCGCCGCATGAAGGTTCCGCGCAACGACAACATCATTGATGCTATCAAGCATGAGATCAAGCTGTTCTGGAAATCGATTGATGAAGGCAAGGAGCCCGATCCGGATTACACGACCGATGTGGGCACGATTACGAAACTGATGGGGACGCTACCTAAGAGCGATATTGTTCTTGATGACGCAGACGCGCTGCTCTTCTTGGACTATAAGACTGCCAAGCAGGATGAAAAGGACGCAGTAGCCCGCGCCGACGAGGCGAAGGGTGCGCTTCTGATGAAAGCCCGTGCCAAGCTGGAGCTTATGAACACATCGCAGGACAAGGCTTCGGTCAAGTGCGGTGAACATAAGATGACAATCAGCAATGTGCCCAGCAATCCCGGCAAGGAAATCACGCCGGACATGGTTGGCACTATGACTGGAAAGCGTTCCGGATACACAGCGGTAAGGATCACCTGATGAAAGATGTTGTTATGATGAGGGTCGATAGGGATCTGCTGGCAAGGCTGCGCGACGTTGCAGCCAAGCACCCGCTAAAGCCTACGCTTCGAGCTGTTGTCGAGCGTGCCATTGAATTAATGATTGATGATTTAGAAGAGGAATTGCAAAATGCAAAGTAACGAGATCGTTCCCGCTAAGCCGATGGATCGGTTTAAGCAGGAGCTAGTCGCACGCGAAGGCCACCTTCGCAGTCTACTGCCGCAGGCTATGACGGTCGATAAGTTCCAAGCTATCGTAGTGGCTGCTGTCGCTGATAACATGGACTTGCTGGACTGTGATCGGGGGTCGCTGCTGAAGGCGTGCCTAAACGCTGCAGAGCTGGGCCTGTCGCTCAATAAGAACATGGGTGAAGCTGACATCCTCAAGGTCTGGGATGGCCGTATGAAGAAGAATGTCGCCCAGTTCCGTCCACGCTATAAGGGTTTGATGAAGCTGGCTCTGCAGGCTGGTGAGGTTCTGAAGATCGAGAGCCGTCTGGTGTACGCCAAGGATGTGTTCGAGGTCGAGCAGGGCATCGATCCGCGCATCATTCACAAGCATGGCCTGTCGGATCGCGGTGAGAAGATCGGCGCATACTGCGTATGGAAACTGAAGAACGGCGAGTCACAGTTCGAGATCATGAGCAAGGAAGAGATCCTCGCCATTCGCGACCGTTCATCGTCAAAGACTAAGGACGGCACTATCGTCGGCCCTTGGAAGACTGACGAGGCTGAGATGTGGCGTAAGACTGTCGTGCGTAGGGCCAGCAAGTATATGCCCCTGTCCACTGAAGCACAGCGTGCAGTGATGGTTGATAATCAGGCCGAAGGTATCATCGAGGCTGACGAATATAGCGGCAGTGAAATGGACATCACTGACTTCAACGATGTTCCAGTGGCAGTAGCTCAGGTGCAGACCCTTGAGGAAAAGATTGTTGCCAAGGCCGTGCCTGCTCAGAAGACCCGGCTGCACATCGA